CAATATTAATCCCAACTAATAGATTATCAAATACCAGCGAATAGACGGAAAATATAGAAAAATATCAAAAAATAGCGGAAAAAAATTGCCAAAAATCTATTCGCCGTTATTTTAAAAATATGCCCTCTAAAAAATCGCCAAAATATCCCGAAAATACCCCAAAAATACCGTCCAATTTGCCGTCAAAACCTAAAATCCAGCTCAAAAATAGCCCGAAAAATTAAAAATCCAGATTATTTTTTAGTATCTAAATAATTTAAATATCCATAATTTAAACGATATAGTTTTAATTCTTTATCGAATTCTAAAATATTTTTTTCGCATAATAATTTTATTCTATCGATTATTACTCCTCTTGTCATTTCGGTTAATGTTATATTTTTCTTAAGTTTTTTAATTATTTCCTCGTCCGACACCTCCACATAACCGATTTCCGCCTCTAAAACGAAAAAAACGAAAAGTATTTGATTTGCCACAGTCGATGCATTATTTAGTCCTATTTTTTCGTTAATTTTGCATATTCGATTTTGTATTTGTTCTTTGTCTTGCTCCGTTATTTTTTTAGCGTCTACATTTCGATAAATTATTTTCATTTTTTCTCCATTTGCTTTTTTATATTCTCGATTATTTTTACCGCCGCGTTATCGCTTGAAGCGGAAATATCAATAAAATTATTCCCTTCGATGCAAATTCTCACTTTCTTACGCTTATTATAGCGATTAAAGAAACAATACTGAAAGCAATTTTTCCTAACGACTGCAATTAAACTGCCGTTTTCATTTTTAATACTCAAATTATAATCTTTTTGTCTAAACCACATTTTATTTTCTCCTTTTGCCTCTTTTTTTTGAAAAGTATTCAATATACCCTTTATAATCAAATATTTTAATTGCCGTTTTAATGTCGCACAAATAAAATCGTCCATATTTGGTATTAATTATTTTCATTCTACAATATCCCAAATCTTATTTTCTCGCATATATTCGTCATTCAAAGAGTAATAGTCTGCATCCTCTAAATCCTTTTTTAAAATCTTTTTTTTGCATAATAATTTTAACGCGTTTTTTAGTTGATATATTAAAGCCTTCGGATTTTCTTTTATCAAATCGTTCAATGATAAAGATGCTTTTCCATGTTCAATATTGAGAATTAAAAAATCAATCAAAATCCAATTAGCGATATTATTATTATAATTCAATCCGCTTATCTCGTTTATTTTATCGAGTCTTTTACGGATGGTTGCTTCTGTCTTTATTATCTGTTGGCTATAAACTCTATTAAGCGTATTTTCTAACATATTTTTATTATCCCCCTTGACTTTTGCCAATTAATTTATTATACTTTAAGTAGATAGGATTTATAAATTGAGGGGACTGTATATGGCGGAAGCCCGCTTTTAGCGTCAGTAATGAATATACAAGGCTTTATAAGTCCTATCTTATTTTTATCCACTTACTTGCATTATATTTACTTTTCATCTGTTTAGAGTTTAAATATTGGATATTTCTAACTTGCGGTATAGTCAATACGCCACCTCTTGCAGCTGTTCTCAACGATGGATTAATTCCAATCTGTAAATATTTATCCTCTTCAATCTTATATAAATACAAAATATTATCGTTGTTTTTTTGCAAATAAACATTGCCGTCAAGGATGCAGTCTATTATATATTTTGCGTCTTTCTTTTCTATCGCTTCGCCTTTAGATGCATGCCGTTTTGCCTTTATGCCGTTTAACAATCCCGCTCTTAATCCTATCGTTACGCTCTCTCCAATATCGACTCCCGCTAATTGCATTAATTTATTTTTAACTAAAGTATCGATAAACCCAATAGCCGTCATATTTCTTCCTCTGTCTATCTTCTCTTCCGTTCCGTCCTCTTTTATTTTTGGCTTCTCATAGGCTTTCTCAATCCAGCTTTCAAATTGTTCTTTTTTTATTTCGTTTCGTAAAATAGTTTCGGCTATCGCTTCAAATCGCTCTGGAAAAGTCTTTTTTGCTTTTCGCATGAAGTCGTCAAACACCACTAAATCTCGGCTATAATTTCCTTGATTAAAATTAAATGACGGGTCTACGCCGACAGGGACTTTTGAAATAGTTCCGTTTCTTTTATTGATATAAGTTCTATAAATCGTTTTCGGGGCTTTCGTCTTTACTCTGATTTGGATTGTTTGATTATCGAATGTCGGAGTCGGTATTCCGTCTTTTTCGTATCTTTCTTTTCTGCCTTTCGATACGGCAACCGTATAGCATTTGCAACCCCATCCGTTCGGCGGATTATGGGAAAGCCAAAACGGGTCGTTCTTGTCTAAAATCAATCCGTCCCATTCCAAATGTTCTGGACGATGGACTTTGGAGGGTCCCACTCTATACATTAGGTAAGGGTGGGCGTCCGATTCGTAGGCTCTGTCAAATCTGCCTTTCATGTAAGCGCTTCTTAAGTTCGTTTCGTAAATGGTTTTTAATCTGCGGGGCGTGTCTATATATACTTCTTTTTCCTCTCCCGTTTTTTCGTCTGTAATTTTTTGCATTCCCGTCCATCCCGCTTTATATAGAGTCGGCAAGAGATTTTTTTTGAATTGTTCTACCGTCTCTCCTCTTTCAATCGCTCTTTCTACCGCGTTTTTCATTTGTCCTAAAATATTGACATTCATAACTTTAGCGACAGTGAAAGAGGTTATATGTTCTTCGTTCCAAACATCCTCGTAAGAGAAAGCGGGCTTCAATTCTTTTTGTTTAATATACTGTAGGGCTTTGTCTGGTATCATAAATCGGTATCCTGATTAAAGTCGTTGTCTCCTCTCGCTCTTGCCATAAAGAAAGCCGTAGCCATGATATCCGCTATCTTTGAAGAGTCCCAATTTACCGAAAGATTTTCAATGGCTTTTTTGATGTCGGCAAACGATTCGCATTTATCGAAAGCTTTTTCCAAAACTTCTGCTATTTCGTTTTCTATCTCGATAAAATCTCCGTAGTCGTCATTTACGCCGTTTGTTATCGAATTAAGTCCGTCCAAGTTTGAGTTAGGTTCAATGTCTAAATCGTCATCTATCGGCTGATTAAAACCCGTTATTCTGCCTCCGACAATTTCGTCATCTTCTTCGGGTTCGGATAGTCCTAATTTCGCTCGTATCTCGCTTGCCTTCACTTTCAAGCCTTTATCGGCAAGATTGGAGACGGCGTTTATAATAAGCTCGACATTATCGGCGTCTGGTTTAAAGAGTTCGAACTTCGGATACTCCGTCAACATTCCAAAATTAAATTTGCAATAAGGGACTATTAATTGAGAGTTTATCGTTTCCATTATTTGCCTGATATCCGCTTTTGCAATATCCTCTCTCACTGCGTTATGCACTTGAGCTTGCGAATAACTCGACCCTTCCTCGCTTGTCATAGTCTGCCCCAAAATAAGTTTGCTAATTTCTTTATTTACGAAGTCGGCAAGTTTTTCGTAAGTGTCGGATGTCGATTGAGTAGTCTTGCTTTCGATAATTTCAAGTATAGCCGACTCTGGAATAACCGCTCCAAAATCCGAGCCTATCGAAGCGACAGCGCGCCTCAATGTTTCAATATCTTCTTCGGTAGCTTTCGGAGAATATTTTCCGAGTCGAAGCGGATAACCGAATCTATCGATAAAGGCAGCCCAAGAGGTTATATCGTAATATTTGAGTAGGAAGTAAAATAAAGCGGGAATTGCCAAACCCGACATTATCTGCACTCCCGAGTGATTTTTCGGCTCATGAATAATAAATTTATTTTCGGGCAACTCGGATAACTCTTGAGTATAAGCGTCTATCAATTTCAATCTTTCGCCCGTCTCTTCGTATCTAAAAAATCTCGCCTCTCTATATTTATACTCTTTCGGTTTCCATGTTCCGTTTTCGCTTTTCCAAATTATCTCGTTTACGGAGAAGCCTTTTGCAATGGCGTCCAGCATGTCGAATATTAGAGAGTAGATTCCAGCGGTTTCGTTTTTGACAATATCTCTTTCTACCGCTTTCGCTATCTCTATATCTTTTTCTTCGCTCGAAGCGGGAATAATCTTAATATCCAGACTCGTCACGGCTAATTTTCTTGTATTCAAAACGCTTCTGTAATGCGTATCTTTAAGTTCGATATCGCTCGCTATTTCCAAATATTCTTTCGGTATATATCCGTTTTTTATATCCGATAGCATGCTCGCCAAACTTTGAGGAGTGAGATTTTGAAATAAAGAAAAGTCTCCCCAAACCGAGCGATTGGAATACGGCACGGAGTAGGCTATTTCTTTAAGCAAATCTTTTCTTGAGAAAGTATCTTTTATCTTATCAATAATTTTCATGTTTATCTCCATTTATTTTCTAATTTAACCGCTTCGTAAGTCATAGGCTGATAGACTTTCCCTGCAAGTTCGTTAATCGCGTATATTGCCATAGCTTTAGCGATTAAGCTGTCTCCATGCCTCTTATTTCCAGCTTTTCCGATTCTCTCTCTTATTAGCGGTATTCCTTGATAAACCTCCGCCGTCAAAAAATCGTCTATAATCAAATTATCTTTCGGTATATCTGTCGTTTTATCCTCTATAGCCGATTTTAATTTTGGCATATTTTCGCTATACCATTTGCGAGAAAGCATCACTTGTAAAATAAGCCCTCTATATTCGAGAGATAGGTTTTCCGCTATCATCTGTCCGTTGCCTCTGCTGTCGAAAGCTCCGCCCAAAAACTTTTTGCCCAATTCGTTTAAGCAAAGCAATATAAATTGCTCTTGATTTGAAAACGGAATATTTCTTAATTCGATGACGCATAGAGTTGACGACTGTCCGCCTTTGGCGTTGGAGGTATCGTCTTTCGCCAATTTTTCAAACCATAAAACCGTCAAGTCTCCGCTTCTTCCGAAGTCCTCGCCCAGCACCGTTTCGCTATCGACAGTCTGAAAAATATATTTAACTTGATTAAAATATTCCAATATCTTTTTATATCTTTCGCTTTCGGACTTATAAACGAAATCGTCTTTTTCGTAGAATCTAAATATTTCAATCTTTTCGTTTATCACGGTTTCAAGCAAAGCCCTATTGAAATATTTTTCGCCGTTTCGGGAAGGAATACAATAAAGCTCTTCTTCGTAAGCGTCTCCGTAATCTTTTATTAGATTCTTAAGCCATTCTTTTTCCGCCGATTTGCTATAACTTAATTTTGCTATTTCGCAGATTCTTTTATAGAGTCCGTCTCTTATCGCCTCGTCAATATCCGTAGTTTGCAGATAATAATCTTTCTTTCCAGATTCTATCTCTCTAATCAATATGTTAAATTGATTGTCCTCTCCGTTATGAGTCGAAAGAACGCAGACAGAACCTCCCCACATAAGCATAGCGAGAGCCGCTTTCAATAACTCTTTCAAGTCTTCGCAAAACGCCGCTTCGTCTATCACTATATGCCCTTGCTTGCTTCTTATGGAACGAGGAACTGAAGGCAAGCCCCATATTTCAAATCCAGAGTCGAACCTAACTTTATAAATCGTTATGTCCTTGTCTTCGTCTTTTATTAAACTCTCGCCCAAGTCCTCGCATGCGATATCCATAAGTTTAGCCCAATAGGACACATCCTTAATAAACTGCTGCGTCATATCTTTAGCGTAAGAGATATAATAGCAATTCTCCCCGCCCTCTCTCTTGTTTTTAGCGGCTTTCAAAACGCAGTTTAAAGCCTCGACATAAGACGCCCCTATTCGTCTGGATTTTTGCCATACTTTAACCGAGCTTTCGTTTAATAACCATTTCTCTTGATACGGCAAAAGTATATTGGCATCTGCCCGCTGTAAGCGTTTAAATCTGGGCGCTTGCATATTTCAAACTCTTATTTCTGTATATTGAAAACATCCGCTAAAATAGTGTTTACCGTCTTTTGACTTATTCCCGCGCTTTTCGCGTTGTTTATCGCTTTCTCTTGGACTTCCGCCAAAGTCGACTGTCTTATTTGTTCGGCATGCTTGCTATTCGATGCAATAGCGTTCTCAAGGTTTATTATTCCCTTTGTCGCTTTCTCGATAGAATTAGCCATTTGAGATATTTCTTTTACGCTCATATCCGATACTCCTTCGTCTTGTATTGATTGCAATTCGCCTATAAAGTCGTAAAGCAAAACCCTTATTTCCTCCATAGTCTGCTTGCCTAATATATTGCCTATCTTGTCGCCCGTCTTTTCGTTCCAGCTCAAAGCTATAGCCTCTATTTGCTTTTTCTTTTCAAGCATCTTATCGAGTCGCTTTTTATATCGCCATACTCCCGTTTGAGACACCGCTTTTTCGCCCGCTTTCTCGTTTATTATATTCACAATATCGACAAGCCGAACGGACGGGTCTTGGAGAAGTTTAATGACTTCTTCTCTTAATTTTTTATTCAGCTTGTCTATATTGTTCTTTTGAGCCATAATCGTTTTTTCCGTAATTAAAATGATTCGTCCTTGCGTTTATATTATACCATAACTGCCACTCCGATATTTTCATCGTAGCCTCTTGATACGCCTTTATTAAATCCCGCTTGTCCTCTATTTTTGGAATATAATATTTCTCTGGCGGAGTAGACAAAGGAACTTTTATATATCTTTCCTTCGTTTGACAGCCAATAATTATAATCGCTATAAAAATTATAAAAATCGTTCGATATTTGATTAATCGCTTCATTGTCCGTCCTCGTTAATTTTTCTCTCTCCACTCTCTCGATATTCGCCGAAGAATTGGTATAATGCCCTTTCAATATTCGACTTTGTTTTAAATAATCAAGTTCGTTTTGTAGAGTCTCTTTTGAATATTCGAGTTGCAAAATCTCCTCTTTCTGTTTCGATATTTGCTCCTCTCTCTTTTTGATTTGCCCGTTTTTAACCGATACGGTTATGGCAAACGCCCCGACTATAAAAGCGATTATTAAAGCAAGTATAGTCGCTTTCCCTAATTTTGATTTTGCGAAAGTCTTTACTCCCGCGATGATTGTAGCTATTGTCATCTTGACCTCTCTTTTTTATATATTTTTTATTTTATTCTTCATTTGCCTTCTTTCGCTATTTGCGGGCAGTCGCCAGCATTTTCCATCTATCGCTTATCTGTCCAATCTCGTTTCCAAGTTCGATAGATTTATCCAACACTCCCTTATAATCGCATAAATGATAATATATCGATTTATACAATTCTTTATCGCATTCGTAATGAGTCAAATTCGCTTTTTCAAATATTTTATCTATGCAGTCCTCAAGCATTATCATTTTCTTTATCCTCCTTCTCAAGCTCACGGCTTCTCAATTTGCCTCTAAATAATAAAACATTCTTTGCAAATATCGAAGCGTCAACGGGACATAAGACGAAAAAACATGAAACGCCGATATATAAAAGCCCTTTGCAATTATCCGAACTTAAAGCCCCGCTTCCGCTCAACCTATGGTATTGATACATGATAAAAATAACTATCAAAACTTTAAATATATTGCTTATTCGTTTCATCTCAAATATGCCCTCTTATCTTGTTGTATAAATACGCTATTATTCCAAATACGGTCCCCAAGCCCATAACGAAACCTACGAATATCCCGAAGTCTTTCGCCACATTTCTCAATTTATTCGGAGTTATCGACTTGTCTATGGCTTTCGCATGTTCCTCAATCTTGCCCTCGAACGACTTAATTTTTTGCTCCATATTTTTTATATTCTCGTTTAATGAGCGAATGTCAAAAGAGAGGTCTTTCCAATTCTCGCTTATCTTATTCAAGTTATATTCCAAGCCCGCTATGTCTTTTTTTAATATGTCGATTCTATTCCACATCTCCGTCTGCCCTTTGTCTATTCTTTCGATAAGAGTCATTAAGCCGTTGCCGTTTCTTTTTCCGTATCTGTCGTATCCCAAAACCGTCTCTAAAGTCTTTACTCGACTCTCCAATTTCTTGCAAACGCTTTTTTCGACTTCATTATTTTTCATTCATAACCTCCGATGCCACAGGCAGACTTTCGCCTACGATTTCCAAAACCCTTTCAAATCTCCTTCGCCTATCGTCAAGTCCGTTCAAGCCACCGTTTATTTTTCGCGTCACCGCTATAACATTGCCTTCTCTCGCAAACGCCGTTATACCTTTCATTTTCCAATACGCGCATGCCACTTGACATGCTATATAAGGCTCTTTCGCTTTATCTGGATTATTAATCAAATTAAATCCTAATTTCTCTCCGTAAAACTTATAATTATTCCTTCCCGTAAGTTGAATTATACCTCGTCCTCTATATCGCCATCCGTCTCCAGCCGTATAGTTTCCCAAGTCCGTGCGGTAATCGTAAATAAAATTAGCCACCGCCTCCGCTCCTCTCGATGTTATCTCTTTCGCTTTCTCAAGACTCTTCGTTTTGTTTGGAAATAATTTTAATAAAGTGTATGGCGAATAATTAAGATTTTCTTCCAGCTTCGTAAAATCGCAACTTTCATGCGAACATTGAGCCAAGAACATTGAAGCCTCGTTAATATTATCTTTGGTTTCGTTTGAACCGCATAGATTGAACTTCGTCCAAGCCTTATGAATAGGCTCTGTCCATTCTTCCGAAATAGATAATTTTTTTAATATATTCTTTAATCGCTCCGCACTTATTTGCATTCGTCATACCCGTATTTTTTAGTTTATTACTAATTATACGAATATTTTTTTACGCGATAAACTAAAATAAATTAGGATTTATTATTTTTTATAAAATATAAAATAAAGCGAAAAACGGATATGTCGGTTTCATTTTTTTATCTCCTTTATTTGATATATGCGGGAGAGTAGGGGCGACTCTCTCGCTATAATTAAAACGGAGACTCTGGAGGTATCGAATGCGTGAAAGCGGTTTTTTTGCCAAAGAATTATTTGCCATACTAATTTTATTTTTAGTTATTTATCTCTATCAAACGGTTATCAACTGCGAAAATAGAATAGTGAAGTTAGAACAAGAAATAACCGAATTGCAATTTCAAAATATAGAATTGAAAAAAGAATTATCAAGAGCGAAGTTTAGAAAAGTGATTTGGGACGCCGAATAGCTTACCAAACTTTTTTGCCTCCATCGTATTCTTTTGCAAGTCCCTTTTTAATAAGATATTCCGCCACATCAATATCTCCCACTTTCACGCTTGCAAGTAATCTAAAATATTTATCTCTCCCCAAATTATATAAAACAATTTTTTTCCCAGAAGTCAATAGCTTTTCCAATTCCTCTTTAGCTTTTATAGCTATCGCCTTTATCTCTTCTCTTTTATCGTTCAACTCTGGCGTATCAATTCCTCTTATCCGAACCGCTATTTCCTCTCCGAATACATCGGGAGTATCCTCAATGGTGATAACGAAAGTGTCCCCGTCCCGCACTTTTATTATTTTAAAGTTTTCTATCGTGTCGGTGTATTCTTTCGCTACGCTTATGGCATGTGGTATGCAAAGAAAAGATATAAAAAGAATTGAAATAAATACTCGCTCTCGCATCGTTTA